GATTGTTATATGGTATTTGTAAATACAAGTTTAGAAGTTGCCCAACAAAGAAACAAAGCAAGATCACGTTCTATACCTGAATACATTGTAACAAATAGTTGGAGAACAGTACAAGCAAACATTGGAGGTTTTCAAAAAATATTTAAACCTCAGAATATGTTAATATTAGATAATAATAAAAGTGAACAAGAATTAGTAACAAATACATTAAATCAAGCGGCTAGATTTATAAGAAGTCGTTTGAGAACATCGCCAGACAATCTAATTGCGAAAAATTGGATTGCGAAAGAATTAGAGGCTAGAAAACGAGTATGAGATTTAAAGATTTTATCAAAGAAAGTATCATAGATATACCTAGAACAACTTATGCTCCTGGTGTGTTTGATGACGCTGATACAAAAAATCCAAAAATTAAACCAAGTGTTAAAAAACTAATTGACACACAGTTAAAAGAATTTGAAAAAGAATATCCTATTATCAAAACAGGATTGATTGGTTCTATTTTAACAAAAAGATATAGAAACGATGCTGATTTAGATATTAATGTACTGTTTGATGTACCAAAAGAAAAACAAGAAGAAGAAAGAACTAGACTATCTAAAAAATATCTATCTGCTGCTAATCCAGATAATGTACAAGGTAAAGAAATACCTGGAACAAAACACCCAATCAATTTTTATTTTATTACTGATAAGAAAACATATCAGGACCAAGAAGACAAAGCAGATGCTGTGTTTGATATACAAACTAATAAGTTTATCAAACGACCAGAAGAATTTAAATTTGATTTAGATGTTTACATAAAAGACTTTGAAAGAAAAGTACAAGAGTTAGATGTAATCAAAGGCGAACTAAAAAGAGATATAATTGATTATGACGAACTAAAAGAATTAAAACCAAATGACATTTTAAATCTACAAGATAAGATTAATGATAAACTAGAAGAAATAGAAAAAGACATACAAGATATTATTAATATTGGTGATACTGTTGACGCTGAAAGAAGAGCTGCGTTTGATAAAGATATGTCACCAGATGAGATTAGACAATATGGTATTAAAAATAGATTACCTAAAAATGTCATTTACAAAATGTTAGAGAAGTATCACTATCTAAAATTCTATAAGAAGTGTAAGAAGATTTTAGAAGATGGTGAAGTTACTGACGCAGAGATAGATAGTTTAAAAGAAGCAATATCTTTAGATGATGTTAAAACAGCTGCTAAAAAATTTGTCAAAGGTATAATGGACAAACTAAAAAGAATGGCGACAACATCTAAACGATATGAATATGCTGCTAAAGTATTACAAGATGTGATTGATAGAAAGAAAAAAGAAAGAGCAAAAGAAGGATTACCATTAAGACACGACATTGGTTATTACGCTGCTGCTGTTGCTGATACTTTCCACGACATTGATGCTAGAAAACTACAATCAATGGTACACGAAGAAACTATACAAGAGGCAAGAGATAAATCAATTGCGTTTACATTTGGTAGATTTAATCCACCAACTATTGGACACGAAAAACTTATTAATAAAGTTAAATCAGTTTCGGCTGATGATTATAGAATTTATTTAAGTAGAAGTGAAGACAGTAAAAAGAATCCATTATCACCATCACAAAAATTACAAGTGATGAAAGATATATTCCCAGCACATTCAAGTAAAATAGAAATCAATACTTCAAATATGATTTTAGATATCGTTACAAAATTATATAACAAAGGTTATACAGATATTACTATGGTTGCTGGAAGTGATAGAGTACAAGAATTTGAAAGTATATTAAAAAGATATAATGACGTAAAATCACGTCACGGTTATTATAATTTCAAAAACATTAAAGTTGTATCAGCAGGCGAAAGAGATCCTGACGCTGAAGGTGCAATGGGTATGTCCGCAAGTAAAATGAGAGATGCTGCTGCGAAAGGCGATTTGATCTCATTTAAAAAAGGTATACCATCTAGTTATAGAAACGCAGAGAAGTTAATGGGATTAGTTAGAAAAGGTATGAACTTAGCTGCTTCTTTTGGTGGAATGTCCGCAGTAGGAGTTGGTGCTAGACCAGTAGTTTCATTAGAAGAATTTGAACAAAAACAAATAAGAGATTTATATGTTAGAGAGATGATCTTTAACGTAGGAGATAAAGCAAATTATGTCAAAGAAGACATACAAGGAATAGTAAAAAGACGAGGAACAAACTACATTGTATTAGAAGACAATGATAACAATTTACACAAAGCATGGATATGGGATTGTATTCCAATAGCTGCGAACAAAGAAGCAGAAGTAAGAGAATATGATTTAAACATAGATTATGGATTTAAAGCCGTATCAAACATAGAGGAAGATTTAGATAAGACACCACAAGATAAAACGGTGGCTAAAAAACCTGGTACTCAACCTAAGAAATATTACAAAGACTTATCAAAAGGTGAGAAAGAAAAGAGAGCTGATTTCTTCAAACGTCAGAAGTATAAGAAAACTGATGATGAAGACGATTACAAACCAGCTCCAGGTGATAAAGATGCTAAGACTAAACCATCTAAACATACATTAAAGTATAAGAAAATGTTTGGCGAATTAAAGAAAGAACTATCCGATGCTTGTTGGAAAGGATATAAACAAGTAGGTATGAAAGATAAAAATGGAAAACAAGTACCAAATTGTGTGCCAGAGGCATACGATATTGGACACGATTATGCTCAGCATACAATGAAAACAACACCAGGACAACCTGGATATGACCCAAATCATAAAGGGGACGCATATAAACCAAGTAATATAAACGATAACAATAAACGTGTATATACTGATGTTAAAAAGGGTCTTATTGATAGAGAAAGTGTATCCAAAAAAGATATAGAAGAATGGTCTTTGTCGGATTCTACAATAGATAAATATAGAGAAAGATACAAAGAACAATGGCGTTCTAAGTTAGACGAAGTTGTTAAAAAAATGATGGAGAAGCTTGATGTTAAAATTTAGTGATTACACGGATAAAATAAGTAAAGCTGTTCACTACCACGTAGAGAACAACATACCTTTAGCTGAAAATATCTATCGTGTACATAGTGAAGAATTTTATAAGTTGTTTAGAGAAGCTAGAGAACTTTATAAAGAAGGTATCTTAGAAATATCAAGTGATTGGGATAAACAATTACTTGAAAGTGATATAGGTGAATTTGGAGTTTATGAAGATAAACAAGTACCATTAGATGTACCTATACAAGAAGAAGAAAAAGATCCGCCTTTGAATAAACCAAAAAGAGGTGGACCAAAAAAGTTTTATGTGTTTGTCCGTGATGGTGATAAGATAAAGAAAGTCACTTGGGGCGACACAACTGGATTAAGTGTTAAGCTTAAAAATCCAGAAGCAAGAAAGAGTTTTGCTGCTAGACACAGATGTGATCAGCAAAAAGATAAAACAAAAGCAGCGTATTGGGCTTGTAATTTACCTCGATATGCTAAAAGTTTAGGAATGAGTGGTGGTGGAAACTTTTATTGGTAATCCGTTTTCAGATTCATTTGTTTCTGAAAACAAATTTGTAAGAACTTTTGATGAACAAGTTGATAATAAAGAATTGATTTGGCACAAAGATAAAAAAGATAGAACTATCTATGTGTTAGAAAGTAACGGTTGGAAGATACAATACGACAATCAGTTACCAATTGATTTAGTTAATGGACAAACGTATTATGTGAAAAAAGAAAGTTATCACAGAGTACATAAAGGAACAGGGAAACTCGTAGTAGAGATACAAGAATGAAAACATTAAGAGAAGTTAGAGAAGAATTAAAAGAAGCTGTTGCTAGTGAAACAGATTTACAATATATTAAAGCAAAAACTCATTACAACGATCATTTTGAAGCAAGAAGATATATTGCTGACAAAATAATTAAAGATAAAGATTTAGCTGATGCTTACAAAGCATTAGGAACGATACACAATAAATTTGGTAGTATGGTAGGGAATGACGCTGTAACGTTAAGACAAAAACTTGAAAAAGGATTACAAACAAAATTAAAACAAAAAGTATCCAATTGGGATGCTGTATGGAGCGCACTATAATGAGTAGATATAGAAAAACAATGTCGGAAGCAATATCACAAGTTTATGAAGCTTATGATAAAGACCACGAAGTTTCAATGGCAAGAACAGATTTACAATCTATTGCTGATAAAGCATTAATCATAGATAAACATTTAAAAGATCATCACACAGAAGAAACTGGAATTGATGGTTGGATTGCTAGTAAGATTACTAAAGCAGCAGATTACATTAACGCCGTACACGATCATATGATTTATAGTCCAGAAATGAATGAAGGATATACAGCTGATGTTGTTAAAAAAGCAAAAGATATTGCTAAAAAGTTTGCTGGTAATATGACAAAAGCATATGATGAAATAGAAAAACTAGCAAAAAATTTAAGTAAAAATACTGAAGTACAACAAGCATTAAGACAATATAATGAAGAATCAGATAGACCTAAGCCAAGTGATCCTAATCCAAAAGAAATAGAAGAAGGTATTATGAAAGATATCTACACTATGGATAAAGAAGGTAGTAGTGTTGAAGATATTGCTAAAAGATTAAAGATCAATGTTGATACCGTTAAAAAAATATTAGGGGAAGCAGTAAGTGTAAAACAATCTGAAGAACCTATGGAACCAGTTAAAGCTGATCCAGAAAAAGAAAAAGAAGATAAAGAAAAAGAAGTACAAACATTAAAAAATCAAGTTGCTTTATTAAAACAAAAAATTGAAAACGAAAAGAACAAAGCAATTAAACCAGAACCAAATCCTAAAACAGGTGAGGTTCCTTTAACTGTTGGTATTGCTTATAAAGTTTTTAAAGACCAAGAAGAAAAAGAAAAAGAAGTCAAAGAAGAAACTTTAGATGAAAAAGTTGCTGATAGTATAATTAAAGACTTACAAAAAGCTTATGGTGATTTAAAAGGTAAAACAATATCACCTGAAATGGCAAATAAAATATCAAAACATTTAGATCAACCATCA